AGGGTGGCGAAATCCTTACTTGTACTTCAACCAATACTTACGGCGATTCAACAACCACTTACACGCTTGACACGACTGACACGTACCAAGCATCTCAGCTGATCGATGCTGCTGACATCGCTCGTCATTGCCAAGAAAACTCACGCTATGTGCTTGAGTCGGTAATGCGTTTGATGGATGTACTTGACCGCAAGGTGGCTTCTGCTGCCGCTGTTCAGGCTGTTGCTGACATCGGAAGTTGGGGCACTGAGGTGTCAGGGTACTACACTGTAACTGGTGACTGCTTGCAGATTGCTACTCGCCAAACTGGTGGGCAAGCATTGAATGAGTTCGCACTTGCTGACATCCTTCAAGCAACTCGCATGGCTAACTATCCGGGTGCGCCTGTGGTATTTGGCGGTGCTGAGATGCAGCGTTATGCTAATGCTGTGCAAGCTGGTTGCTGCACTCAGTTCGGCATCGACTTGTTGGCTATCAGCCAGCAGAACGGTTTCGGATTCTCTTATGATTCTCGCGTTGCAGCGGCTCAAGGTTCCCAGCTTAAAAACTTGGTGACAACAGCCGGAGCAATCCAGTGGTTATCATTCAACTTAGCTGATTGGAATCAGGGCATCACGCCTGTGGCTGGTTCAAACTACTCTAAGACCTTGGTGTTCACACCGGCTGGAGTTCCTGTTGACCTTACCATGAAGGATGACTGCGGTAATTTGTCGATTGTGTTGACTACAACTGGAAAGATTGTGACTCTTCCGACTGACATCTACGAGTCTTCTGACAAGTATGCTGGCGTTAACTACGTGAACTGCGTTGAAATCGCAAACCCGTAATTGGGTCGGTAGGTTTACTCTCGCAAGCCGATGAGGACTTATTGACCCAAGACGGATTGGATAATCTAACCACGCAATAAAGAGGGGGGCTTCGTGCCCTCCTTTTTTTATTTATCTTTGTAAAAACTAAAGAGATGTGCATTGAATCACTACTCGGATTAAGAGGCTGCGAATCAGCAGAGCCATCGACTGGGCTCTACATCGATGACCTCGGCATCAACCAAACCTTTCTCGGGCAACTAATCACAGACCAATACCGCAACGGCGTTGAGCTGTTCGAAGATAAGCGAGCCTTTGCATGGCGCAAACTTTCATCCGATGTGCTGACTAAACTCAGCCCAATGATGAAGAGCGACACGATCATCGAGAGCAAGCGCGTTGGACAAGTTGTGTCCAATTATGCCAACGTGCAGACTGCGCTCGGTGCTGGTAATTATGGCGGCATAAGGTTGAAGATTGACCCGAATACGGTTAGCTATCTGAACTTTTACCTTGCCGACATTAACCTTGCCATCGACTCTGCTAATGTGAACGTGCCTATCTTGATATTCGATATGACCACAGGCAAGTTGATTGAAACAATCACCTATGCAGAGGGTGCGCTCGATCAGTTCATCGGCAAGACATTCACCTCAGCAAAGCGGAAGATGGACATCGCCATCGTCTATGAGTCAGATATCAATACGGTGAAGTTCACGCCAAAGAGAGGCACTTGCACAAGCTGCGGAGGCGGTATTAAGGAATCGCATATTTGTCCATTTGTTGATGCGATAGGCATTGAGCTCACAACGGATGGTACGAATGTGCTGACAAGTAAATCGAGTAAGTACACCACAGGCATGAGCCTCACGTATAATGTGAACTGCGACCGCCAAGGATGGCTTTGCTCGGTAGGTGGAACGATGGCATTAGCCTTAGCCTATGCCACAGCCGTTGAGATTTACAACTATGCGCTAACGATTAGCCCGAATCAGCGAGTTAATACAACGGTTATTGTGAATCGGGGGCAGAACAAGACCGAGCTGATGGATGGTATCATGGCAGCTCGCGACATCGCAGCAACGCGATACAGCGAAGACCTTGGCGCTACGTTGCAGAACATGCGCCTGCCTGACGATACGCATTGCTGGGATTGCAAGCGCAATATGAAGTACGTTACAGCCCTGCCATAACATGCCGACACCAGCTGAAATTCAAAAGAATCTTGATGAATTGTACAACGATTGGACATCCAAGTTCACTGCTTTGTATGGTCCTGTTCGTGAATTGAAGCGCATCATGTTCAAGCGCATATTCGGCACTGGCTCGAGCGGAGGCACGAACACGGCGGGGGAGAAATTGCCAACTGTGCCATACAGCACAAAGCCGATATATGTCAGCCCGCGAGCGTTGGCATCGGCACCAAGTAAATACAAGGTCGGCAAACGTGGCGAGCCGATTAAGTCGCTGTTCTTTCCCGGCGGTTATGCCGAACTAAAGAAAGGCACTTCGAGAAAGTTACCTTTGGAATTAACAGGAAGGCTCAAAGGTGGCTTCCTTTCGTCCGATGTATTGACTGAAGGATTGGAAGCAGCGATAACAGTACCCGCATCCGAGGAGGGCAAGATTGATGGCTTAGAGGCGAAATACGGGATTATCTTTTTGCCGACACCCGAAGAGCAAGCCGAGATGCTTGAAGACCATGCAGCCGAGCTCGTTCAACAAATCATTAACGCAATGAATAAATGAATATACTATCCACCATTCTCGACAGGCTTAACCAACGCATTGAGGTCGGCAATATCTTCGATAAGATTTACGGCCTTAGCGAGCTTGTAGGCGAGGGCAATGATAAGGCGTGGGCGTTTTACATCGGCAACGGTCAAGCGATTCCTGTGACGGATTACGATGCGAAGCAGGGCACGCTATTCTGGGCAAAGCGTGGCAAGATTAACGTGACGAAAAACGATTCGCTCAAACTGGCAGGCTGCCGCTCAATCTATGAGACACGCTTCTCGATGACGGCATACGCAATGGTTCGCAAAAGCCATCTACCTTGCGATTCAGCCGATGCACAGGATTGGGTAGCATCTCGGGTGCTTCGTTTAATTAGCGGCACAGACCCGCAGTTTAAGACTGCAATCGGAGCAATCGCTTATGAGGTTGTGCCGAGCGGGTACGCTAATGAGATTAAATATTTGCCAGTAAACTATGAGTGGGCAGCGGTTGCAATTGATGTGGATGTTAATGTCAGCACCTCATCTGAGGACGGCTGCTATGATACTTGCGCAACCGGTGACATTCCTCTGCCAGACTTCGAGCCATGCGAGCCTTGCCTCACCGAGGTTGCTGTCGATGGGGTGACCATAACAGGCAACGGCACACCATCCGACCCGCTTGTCGCAATTGGTGGCGGTGGTGGAACACCACTGCGCACTCAAGAAGAAGGCACGAACGTAAGCACCAACACAACAACGCTGAACTTCACAGGGGCTGGCGTGACGGCTTCGCTAACTTCGCCCGGAGTGGTTGAGGTGAATGTGCCAGGTGGTGGCGGTGGCGGCGGCGTAACATCCGTAACAGGCACAGCCCCGATTGCCTCAAGCGGTGGGGCAACGCCCGACATCAGCATTACGCAAGCTGACTCAACCACGGACGGCTATCTCAGCTCGGCTGATTGGAACACCTTCGATGGCAAGTTTGATGCCCCAACAGGGACAAGCGCAGACTATCTCGATGGCACCGGAACGCCAACGCTATTTCCAACGCTTACAAATGGCACGGTCACATCGGTTGCGGCAACAGTACCAAGCCCGACAAACCCAGCATTCAGCGTTGCAGTACCGAACCCAAACACAACGCCAAGCATTGACATAACTGCTAACGGAGTTGTGAGCCAGTACGTGCGTGGCGATGGGTCTTTAGCTAACTTCCCTTTGGGCGGTGGCGGTGGCGCATCGGTTAACTATTACCTCAACGGCTCAATAAGTCAGGGCACGATTGGAGGTAATGCCTACTTCCAAATGAGCCGCGTGCCAGTGCTTGGAGCTGGCACTAACTTCACACGGACGAACGCGCAAGGCAATGGCTACATCGCGCAATTCATAACGGATGCAGGCGACCCAAATCTCTTGGCAATCCCTTCAGGAAATTGGAACTTTGAAACCTACTTTAACGCATCGAGTGGCGGAGGCAATCCGAGCTTTTACATGGAGCTGTACAAGTACGATGGCGCAACCTTTACGCTTATCTCATCAGGGTCAACAAACCCAGAAGCGATTACAGGCGGCACGGTGGTCGATTTGTATGTTAGTGCCCTTGCAGTACCTTCGACAGTATTGACTGCAACTGATAGGCTCGCAGTACGCATTTTCGTAACTACATCGGGGCGTAACATTACGCTGCATACTGAGGACAACAACCTCTGCCAAGTAATTACAACCTTCACGACAGGGCTTAACGCATTGAATGGCTTGACTGCTCAAGTGCAAAACTTCGCAACGGGAACATCGGGCACCGACTTCGGCATCAGCTCGGCAAGCACTACCCATACATTCAATCTACCAACTGCCAGCGCAACAAATAGAGGTGCATTAAGCAGCGGCGATTGGACTACATTCAACGGCAAGTTCAACACTCCAAGCGGCACAACCTCGCAGTATGTGCGTGGCGATGGATCGCTCGCTTCATTGCCTTTTGAGTTGGTAGTTGCTGCATCGGATGAAACAACGCCATTAACAGCTGGCAATGCAAAGATAACGTTTAGGATGCCGCGGGCGGTAACACTTACAGCGGTTCGAGCTTCGCTTACCACAGCTCAGGCGAGTGGTAATATATTTACGGTGGATATTAACGAAAGCGGTACAAGTATTTTAAGCACAAAGCTCACCATTGATAACACCGAAAAGACAAGCACAACGGCAGCAACGCCTCCGGTAATAAGTGATACAGCGTTAGCCGATAATGCTGAAATGACCATAGATATTGACCAGATAGGCAACGGAACTGCAACAGGTTTAAAGGTTGCATTAATCGGAGTTTACGCATGAGCTTCATTGTTAATCCATATCTTTATGTACCACAAGTTGACCCAGACTGCGCTGCTTTTTTAACGGCCACAGGGATAACCGACCCGACTATATCGGCTGCTATTTGTACGCTTGTAACATCAATGAAGGCTCACGCAACTTGGGCCAAGTGCAGCGCAATTTATCCTTTTGTTGGTGGCACGGCGAGTACGCATAAATTCAATCTAAAAAACCCTGCCGATACTAACGCAGCTTACCGCTTGAGCTTTGTTGGTGGATGGACTCACTCAAGTAATGGTGCGCTGCCTAATGGAACTAATGCTTATGCAGAAACATACTTTAATCCAAGCAGTGTTTTTTCATTACATAATAATCACATATCAATTTATTCAAGAACATCAACTGCTACTGGAATTGACTTTGATTTAGGTTTGGGAGGTATTTTAGGCGAGCAGGCGATAGCATTAATTATTAGAAGAACTAACAATAATTCTTCTTATGATGCTTTAACAGCAACAGGAACGGGTAGAATAACATTTATCAATACAGATGGAAGAGGTTTTTATAATGGTAGTATAACTGCTTCCAATAGTAGAAAATATTTTAAAAATGGAGTATTGCAGGTTTCTAATTTAACATCATTAACTCAATCATTACCTAATTATTCTATATATATTGGAGCTTATAATCAAGTTGGTGTACCTCAATTTTATGGAGCTAAGCAATATTCATTCGCATCCATTGGAGCAGGGCTAACAGATGCCGAAGCAGCAACATTATATACAGATGTACAAACCTTTCAAACCACATTAGGCCGTCAAGTATGACAGTATTCCAACTCACACCCGAACAAGCCGAGCAATTGCGCGGCGTTCAATATGTCGCTGATATGACATTCAACCCAATCCAAGATGCGAATGGCACTTGGATAATAAGCGGCGAAGAGGTAAGCAGCACAACCATCGAATGGGTTAAGCAATTACCAGCGATTGAATATATTCCAAAAGAATCCTTACCTTTGTAAAAACTACTCATTATGGCAGGCGTAAAAGTAACCGACCTTACACCCTTAGCAACGGCGGCGAGTGACGATGTATTTTATATCGTTGACACAAGCAGCAATACATCGAAGCAAATTGAGGTGGGCGATGTTGTGAATCTGCAAACGGCCTATGATAATGGCAATGTTGTAAACTCGGCAACCGTTATAATTGGAACAGATAATGACTTTGTAGTTGCTACAAATTTAGCAACGCCGCCAAGCGGAGGTACTACTATTGCAATTGGAAGAGGTACTGGCAATGGGGCAACTGCTTCCGATTTGATTGCGTTAGGAACTGGTTCAGGTGCAAATGCAAGTGGTGGTAGTTTAGTTGCGATAGGCAGTGGTGCAAGCGCAGATGATACATCTTCAAATACTATTTCTATTGGAACTGGTGCAGGCGACCAAAACACAGGCGATAATGCAATATTTTTAGGCGAGCTTACAGGGGGTCAAAATACTGGTAATAATGTAATCGGATTGGGTATTGGTGCCGCTAACCAAAACACAGGCGATTATGTAACTGCCATAGGTGAAGATGCCGCTAATAGCAATACACTAAACAATATGTTTGTTATCGCTGCGCAGAACTTGCCAAGTTATGCAGATGCCACAGCCGCTGCCGCTGCTATAACGGTTGCGCTTGGCGCGCATGCTGGAGATTACTACCTATACCATGACCAGTCAGACGATACAATCAAAGTAGTAATTCCATAATGCGCAGCACCTCAATTCTCGGGCTTAATCTGATTAAGAAGTACGAGGGATTGAGGCTCTCAAGCTACCTATGTGCGGCATCAGTGCCGACCATAGGCTACGGAAGCACACGCTACCCGAATGGAAAAAAGGTAATTCTGGGCGAAAAGCTCTCGAGTGAAAAGGAAGCAACGCAATTGCTACTCGCAACGCTTGACCCATTTGAGGCGGCGGTAAATAAACACCTGCCAAATATTAATCAATGCCAGTTCGATGCCTTGGTCTGCTTTGCCTACAACGTAGGCATAGGCGCGTTGGTTAAGTCAACGCTGCTAAAGAAGGCAAAAGCCAACTCAGCCGACCCGAGCATCTTGGATGAGTTCCTTCGTTGGAACAAGGCGGGCGGCAAGGTGCTCTCAGGGCTTACAAATCGCCGCCGCGAAGAGGCGAATCTCTATTTCTCACTTTGTAATATTTAGCATCATCTTGCCCCAACGCCGCGCTGGCGTGTGCGTATATTGAGTATGCGAAAAAGGGCTACAAAACCAAGGCGGATTATTGATGTGATTGTGAAGCACTGGCGCGGCACAATCGGTTCGCTTATGATTCTGGTGTCCATCTTTTTGCTAATCTTCAAAGTGATAACAGCCGAGACATTAACAGCCATAATTGCAGCACTCATAGCCGCAGGATATATCCCAAAAGCAAAAAGCGATGCAACAGATTAGAAGAGATACCATCAAAGTAGTGCGCCACAGCAAGCTCAACATTGACACGATGAGCTGGGAGGCTGCTAATGCCGACACCTCATTCGCCCAGGCGAATCGTGAATCCTTTCAGGCGGTCATGGCGCAACCGGCAAAGGCGAAAGTGCTAACAGCATTCGACACTATTCAGCCGTGTGATGTATCTTTATACCCAGCCGCCACGTATTACATCCCGAAAACTCACGCTGTAAGAAACGAGCCGGAAATGCCAACGCCTATGAAT